TAGCTGTGGGCTGCTAGTATTGCTTGTGTCATTTTGTTTCCTCGTTTGACCAATATTGATTTTACGAGGACGCATTTCTTCTGGAATGACATACTGCAATTCAATTGCCAGAATACCATCCTGAATATCTGCTCCGTTTACATTTACATGTTCGGACAGCCTAAAGGTTCGTTTAAATTTCTTTGTCGAAATACCACGATGGATAAACTCTCTACCTTTAGAGACGTGTTCCCCTGTAACAGTTAAGGTTCTATCTTTAACTTCTACAGATATCTCATCCTTTGTAAACCCAGCAATTGCTAGTTCAATCAAGTATTCTTGATCTCCAGCTTTAATAATATTATGTGGGGGATAGTGGTCTTGAGCATGTTTAGCAGTGAACTCTAGTTCATTGAATAAATGATCGAAACCAACAAAGGATGACCGCGGGAATAGTTGTTGTAAGCCTGTCATTGTTATCTCCTTTTGAGCAAGCAAGATTGAATTGGAGCCGGACTATCCGCACTCCGATAGTATTTATAATCAGTTTTTATTACCTATGTTATACTTAGGGCATAATTCCCATTGATTTTTATCTTTATATGAAATTACTTTAATTTGGCGCAAAGGTGCGATTTCAAGTTCTTCCTTTTTTACTAAATCAACTAATCCCCAATCAGATAGTAATGTCACGATAGTATTTCTACGTGCAATATCATTACTTTCTAAATTTGCTTTCTTACCATCTAACATAAACAATTCTTTGAAATGCACAATAAAGTATCTACCTTGTTTATGCAATATATGGCATGATTGAAATAGTTTTTTTTCTTTACGAGAAGCAACACCAATACGGGTTAATGTTTCACGAACCTTAAGAAAATCATCAGGTTCGTTAATTGTAATTTCCAGCATTTGGTCCGGAGACCATTCAACAATATCATTTTCTTTTTCCACCTTTACTCACCTTTTCTTTTATAGTTTTTATTTGGCCAGCGGATAGGAGGGAAAGAACTTGTTTTGCTTTTTGATTACTATAACCATAATATTCTTTAATCGCTCCAATATCATTATCTGACTCAGGTTTATTCCATTTCGAAAATCTTTTACGTTTTCTAACAGTATTTATAAGAAACGAAAATTGGAGCTTTTTGTCTAAGTGGTGGTATTGATTTACCAGATTTGCAAGAGCTACAGTATCATAGAAGTAGCTAAGACCACGATTAATCATAAAAGAATTATATGCTTTTTCGCATTCTTCGGTAATCATAATATCTTGTTTTGTATCATTAATAGCTTTTAAATAATCAAAGTGGTTCATAGATAACCTACTACAGTTTGCATTCGCATAACATCCATAACAATATCGTGACGAGGATCATGATGTACAAACTTTTCTTTTAATCCTTCAGGAATAAATGTATTAGCGATATCAGATCCCCACAATAAGCCATCTAACATTGAACGTGTATCCCGAATAGACCACCAAGGGTATGGTACAGCTTTACCAAACGAATGTACAATACTTTCAAAGATAATAGGGTCAAAACCATTGCCACGAGTGTAGACCTTTTTAATGTCCATATTTTTTGTATAGTTCACAAAAAACTGCCAAAGGTCTTCAATTGATTTATCTTCAGATGATGGTTTAATTAATTTTTTAGCAGACTCGCCTTGAGAGTTCCACCACTTAACTGTTTCCATATCAACAACACGCTTGTACTTATTCACTTGTTCTTTTACGTCAAACTTAATATAATCAGTTTGTTCTAGTAATTCTTCGTATGTGTATGGATTAGATTCATAGCGATTCTCATCAAACTTAAGTGTTGCCATTGAAATTGCTGCACCAGTTGCAGGAACACCACTAAGGGTTTCGAAATCATATATTACGCAATTCATTTAAAATTCACCTGTGCCATAATTTCTGTCATCATGGCTACCATATTTAATTCATGATCTGCCACAAAAGCATTTTTATATTGATACTCAGCCAATATTAATACAAGTTGAGGAACTGATTGAGGAGCCACGGATTCATTTATATTATCATACAACTGGCGAATAATAGCCTGTGGCTCAACATCCATATTATTCACAACCCATTGGCGCATCTTTTTAAAGTTTTTCTCTTTAAGATGAGAAACTAGGCCATTAACATTGCTATTGGCAGACTTACTATTTCCGTCAATGCTATGACCAGAAGCTCCGGCGCGTTGGCATTCATTTAGTACTCGGCGCCAGTCAGGAGCATGCTTCATAATAATATCAGCTAGACCTTGACTAGTAAACGATACCTCTTCTTTATAAAGGATATCAGCTGCGCGATCCATAAACTGGCCGCATAATTCAACCATATCTTTTTTAGACGTATTAAATTCATACACACCACACCGCGAATGAAGCGGATCAATGATTCGGTTCTTGAAGTTGCAGGTGAGAATAAAGCGGCAGCTATTTGAGAACTCTTCGATGAATCCACGCAAAGCTGGCTGGGTCGATTGTGGATTGAGGTAGTCAGCTTCGTCCAAGATACATACTTTACTTCCTCCAGACAAAGAGACTGTTGAAGCAAATTGTTTGATTTTTCCTCTGAGTGTATCAATGTTACCTTCTTCTGAGCCATTAATGACAATATAATCTGCGCCAATTTCTTTACATAATGCTTTAGCTACAGTAGTCTTACCTAAGCCGGCAGTTCCGGCGAACATCATGTTTTGAAGTTCACCGGAATCTACCATTTTCTGAAACGTATCTTTTAACGACTGAGGTAAAATTGTTTCAGAAATAGTTTGTGGTCGATATTTTTCGACCCATAAAAATTCAGACATTCACGTACTCCATAATATAATAATGTCTATTATAATCTATAAAAGAATAATTGTAAACTACTCTTCTTCAGAAGCTTCCATTTGAGCTTGGTTTTCACACACTTGCATAATTTGAATACACTGATCACGTAATTGGCCAATTGAACTAAGCTCTTCGCCACGGAATCCACCGCGTTGAACAACTGCGTCAATAACAGCTACAGTACTACGAGATGCTCGGCCGGCAAGTTGATAAATTTGAATTTCGTCAGACATATTTTTCTCCTATTTGTATGTCGATGTTTTTTCTAAAGCAACCCAATATTTTAGATCAGTATTTTCTTCATCTAAAGTAAATTGCGAAATAAGTTTAGATGAGATAGCAACATTATAATTACCAGGAATCATCTGTAAATTTTTGATGTTAAGGATAAAATTGTAGTCGCCAGATGATTCACCAGGAACATCAATAGAGTACGTGTTTGATGTGGCATTATCAATATTGACTACAGATAAAGTAATTACTCCATCGCCAGGAGTAATAGACAATTGATCGTGGCCAAGAGCTGACGCAGCCTTTTTAATACGACCAAGAGTTTCTTGATCCAAATAGAATTTAACATCTCCATCTGGCATAGAAATTGGTTTAGTTGGAGACGTAAGAATATCAGTGTCTGACATAAAGTATTTGATTTTAGAACGACCAGATGTATCACTAACTGTCATAAACTTTTCTTCTAATTTAATATTAGAAGTATCAAATAAATTTAATACAGATAGGAACTCTGATAAATCATATATACCAACAGTACGATTAAACGTCTCTGGAACGGATGCCTGAGCTAATACATTTTTAGCTTCGGACATAGTCATAATAGAATTACCTTCACGGATCACCAAGTTAGGATTGATGCCTGAATAGTTTTTCAATAAGTTCATAGTAAAAGTGGATAATTCCATTTTAGTTTCCTTTTAATTTACTAAAGTTTTTCTCTTTATGGAATTCCAATTTATTTTGGAATTTACCATCGAGAATATCGCCTTTGTGACTAATCACAAACACATTTGTATCATCTCCAAGTGTATCAATAATTTTCATTAGATTATCTACACCTTCATAGTCTAAAGATGAATCGAATGTTTCGTCTAGTACCAATAAGTTAGTTGATACTGAGTTCTTCATCTTAGCAATATGGCGCCAAGTAAAGAGTAATGCCAAGTCAATACGTTGCTTCTCACCTTCAGAAAACGAATCATAAGAGAAGTTATCTCTATGACGGGAACGAATTGTTTCGGAAAATGCTTCGTCAAGATTAAATGAGACGAAGAAGTCAAGCACCTGTAAGTATTGATTGACTAGGTTATTTATAACAGGTAAATACTGTTTTATAATTTTTGTTTTAATTCCCGTGTCTTTTAGCATTTCTAAGATAACAGTATTATAAGCCATAGATTCGTTATTCTCTAAACGAAATTCAAATAAATCATCTAATTCTGCTTTTAAT